CCCGATGATGCGCAAAATCGAAGCCCTGCTGCTGGATAACGGCTGGTCTTGGAATTATGCGCACGGTACGGCGAAAAAGATGTTTAAGGTTGACCGCGTGGAATGGTTGTCCGACGGCAATATGCACAAGTTGGTGGCGGCTTTGCAGATTAGTGCGAACCGCAAGAAAAAGGAGAAAACGGGATGAGCTTAAATTGGGAGATGACGGAGCAGGATTTTGAGGATGTGAAACATCTGCTGCCGCATAGTGTGGTGGCGCTGATTACGGTTATCGGGCTGGAGGCGGCGTTTCACATGGTTAAGGTTTGGGGCGGGACGAATTACCCGATTTCCAACCGCCGCCGCAATACGCGCCAGAGCCGTATCTTACACGAGCAACTGGTCGAGGACATCGGCGAAGAAGCGGCGGGACGGTTGGAGCGTGCTTATGTCGGGCAGCCTTTCCTTGCCATCCCGCGCTGCTGGGATGCGATGCGCGAACTTCGCAACCGGTTTATCCGCCGCCAATATGATGCGATGAGCGCGGAAGGTTTGAGCGATTTGTTTATTGTACGCGAGCTGGTGTTGGCGCATAAGCTGTCAACGCGAAATATCCGATACATTCTGAAAGAGGCCGACCGCGAAGCGGCGGCAAGGGCGCAGGCTGATTTGTTTGCGGCATGATGGTTTTGTTTTCCTTGTGTGTTTGAGTAGACCTTTTTTCCCTGCCTTCGGGCAGGGATTTTTTTTGCCTGTATTACGCTGAATGCAAGCCTGACGGGGTTTGGGAGTCGTCTGAAAAGGTTTAATGGGGTTTTCAAACTATCCTTTGTTTTTAAATTATCCATTTGAGGTATGTATGGCTCAACAAAAAGAACTCCCTTGGGTGGCTGAAGCGCGAAAGTATATCGGCCTCGCTGAAGTCCCCGGTAAAAACCACAATCCGACCATTTTGAACTGGCTTCATGGCTTGAAAGCTTGGTGGAAAGACGACGAGACACCGTGGTGCGGCGTGTTCGTCGCTCATTGCCTGCGAATCGGCGGGCGAGACATCCCTAAGGATTGGATGCGCGCCAAAGAATATGCCTTTGCCGGTAAACGGCTTACCAAGCCTGCTTACGGCTGTTTGGTGGTGTTTACACGTCAAGGCGGCGGTCATGTTGGTTTTGTTGTCGGCAAGGACAAGGCGGGCAATCTGTTGGTTTTGGGCGGCAATCAAGGCAACCGCGTCAGCATCGCGGCATTTCCGACGTCCCGCGTGGCTGCGTATGTATGGCCGTCTGTCGGCGGTGCGCCTCTTGACCCCACTCCGGAGCGTTACAACCTGCCATTGGGCGGTGCGGCAATGAGCAGGAGCGAGGCATGAAAAGGCTTTAATTGCTTTGGCATTGGCGGCATTGAAACCGCAGGTGCCTGAATTTGAGATTAAACCTGCCCGCGTGGGCAATCTGAAACAACATCCCAGCCTGCGCTTGGGTAAGTCGGGCGTAGCGGCTGCCAAACGCGCAGCGCGTAAACGCAAGAACCGTCGTTAATCATGGGACAGGTTGCGTTTTACGAAAAGATGATTGAGCAATGGTCGCGAAAAAGCCGCGAGGCAAGCGAACGGGCAGATTTGGCTGCATTTGAATTTGCGGAGAGCGAACTTGCCAATTATCGGGAAATGCTGAAACGGCATCTGCAAAACGGGAGTGTGAAATAAATATGCGGATTTTCGACATTTTTAAAAACCCTGCGACAGGTAATGTGTCGCACTCGAAACTGTGGGCAAACGTCGCCTGCGCGGCGGGGACGGTTAAATTTGTGATGTTGCCCGATCCGTCGGCGGAAATTTGGGCGGTGTATTTGGGCGTCGTCGGCGGATACGCCGTAGCGCGCTCGTTGGTCAGTGTCAAACGGCAGGAGGTCGAGAATGACGCTCAAACTGTTGACGAATAAATGGGTGCTGAGTGGCTTGGCTGCTATCTTGGCGCTGATTTTGACGGCATCGTATCAGCAAGGCTACAAGACGGCATACAACAAACAGCAAGCAGTCATCGACAAGATGGAAAAAGACAAGGCGGAGGCCTTGCGTCTGTCGGCGCAAAACTACGCGCGCGAGCTGGAACAAGCCCGCGAGGAAGCAAAACAATCTGAAGCCAAGGCGCACGCCGTCGGTGTGGCATTGGCACAAAAGCAGGCGGAAGTCAGCCGTCTGAAAACGGAAAATAAAAAGGAAATCGAAAATGTCCTTACTCAAGACCGTAAAAATGCAAGCGGCGGTTGTATTGACGGCTTTGGCCATCACGGCCTGCAGCTCTACAAGCGCGCCCTTGGCTACGGAAATTAAGGTTGTCGAAAAGGCGATCATGCCGACACCGCCCGCCGCATTGATGGTCGCGCCGGTGCGCCCGAATGCACCGAAAGACGGCAAGACGGCAACGCTGCTCGAACACGCCGCTGAGTTTGGTGGCTATGTTGCCGAGCTTGAGAACCAAAATCAGGCTTGGCGCGATTGGGCGGGCAATCACTCCCGCAAAGTCGGCGACTGACAAAAAAAGCCCGCGTAGGGCGCGGGCTGAGGGTGAAAGCGGATTTTATACCTCTTTTACAGGGGTAGCGGCAGTAGTGCTTTTCAGCAAATCGACTGCGTGCTGGCAGTTTTGCTTGCTGGTGTAGCCTTCGCCCTGAGCGATGATTTCATGGTTGGCGGCTTTCAAACGCCAACGGTATTCGCCTTTTGCGTCTTTATAGATTTCAAAATACATAAGGTTTCTCCTATGAATGAGTACACGTTTTCTTACCGCTTTAACGGCAAGTCCTGGTCATTGAGCATTTGGGCGGACAGCCCTGAAGAAGCCAGGGCGAAATTTCGGGCTGCACGAGAAAATGCGCAGTATGACGGCGAAGTTGTAGCAAAGATTTATACATTTGTAAATATTTCGTGGGTTAAGAAATTGTACAAGCGGACAAAATATTTAATGGGTATCAAAGAATGACCTACCGTGAATTAGTTGAACGTCAGTTGGCTGTGCGCCATGCCGATTTGGAATTGGGCTTAAGCCGTGCACGTGAACAAGAGCCGTTTGTCATCCATGTTTCCAATTTGCTGGATAAGGCAGGGTTTGAATATACGGTACGGATGGATAAGGATTTTCAGACGACCTTTAACCTTGAATATCCAAATACAAACTACGACACCTTTAAGCGTGCAGTTTGGCAGACGATTTCGGCGTATTACTGCGTTTGTAACGATGGAGATGGACTCGAAATTTTCAGCAATCGCCCTGACGGCCACTCCGTCCGTATCGTATTCGGCGATGTGCCGGTTTAAGGGGGTTTTAAATGGACTTTGAATTTGGTTTTAAAACCCTGTGGCCGATTGCGACTGCCGCGTTTTGGTTTTGGGTCAACGGTATTTCAGGTCGTCTGAAAGAGGCGGATAAGCGCATTGACGATCTGAAAGAGGAGCTGCACGCGGTCAAACTCTCCTATCACACCAAGCAGGATGCCCAAGCCGACCGCAAAAATATCGCGGCGTCTTTGGAGCGCATCGAAAACAAACTTGAAAAAATGAATGAAAAATTAGACAGGAAAGCGGACAAATCATGAAAGACCCGATTTTAGAAGCCTTGGCGCGTATCGAAGCCAAACAGGATGACATGCTCGCCAATCAGGCGCGTATGGACGAGGAATTGCAGCAAATTAAGAAAGACTGCAAGAAATCTGCTGCGGTTTACGGCGGTCTTGGCGGCGTGATTGTAACGACCGGCTGGGAGTTGCTGCGAGCCAAATTCGGGGGCTGATATGGCACATCCGAAAGAAATCCGCGAAAAGCTGCGCCGACTGTACGTCAGCGACGGGCAGACGCTCGAAATCGCGGCGATGATGTGCGAAATCCCGACCGCAACCGCCCGTAGCTGGAAACGCGCCGCCAAAGAGACAGGCGACGATTGGGACAAAGTACGCGCTGCCTACACCTTGGCGGGCGGCGGCATCGAAGACTTGAGCCGTTCGCTGTTGGCGGGGTTTTTGGTGCAGTACCAATCGACGATGACGATGTTGCAAGACACGTCGGTCGAGGAGTTGATGCCGTCCGAGCGCGCCAAATTGTTGGCAAGCTTGTCGGATGCGTTCACCAAGACCGTGGCGGCAAACGCCAAAGTAATGCCGGAAACGTCAAAACTGGCGACGGCGATTGAGGTGTTGGAATTGTTCGGCGAAGTGGTCAAGGAGCGATACCCGCAACACTTGCAGGCTTTTGTCGAGTTGGTCGAGCCGCTGGGCGTGGAAATTGAAAAGAAATACAGGTAAGCGATATGCAAAAAGTTGAATACACGCATAAAGGTTGGTTTTTATTTTGCCCGATTTGGATTGCAGATTGGGATAGCGAAGTGCCGGCAGTTGCGCCGCGTTATAAGCTGGAGCCGTTGTTTTGGCTCGCCGACCAGTTTTTTTACTTTATGTCCGCTATGAATGAAATGAAAACGGAAGAGCCGCTGCCCTTTTGTTTCATGGTTA